GGAGCGGAAAGAATAAAAAATGAAGCCTCTGCTATAGGAACTGAAATGCATTTAGTTATTGAAAAATATTTAGAAGGAGAAGGTTATTTAAATATTTCTGAAAAAGGAAACAGAGCTAGAAAAATGGCTCATACTATTCTTAAAAATATTGGAGGACTAACTCAAGTTTGGGGAAACGAAATTAGTTTAGCTTATCCAGAAAAATACGCAGGAGCAACAGATTGTATTGGAGTTATAGATGATAAAGTAACTATCTTTGATTGGAAACAAACTAATAAACCAAAGAGAAGAGAGTGGAGCGCTGTTCAAGATTATTTTGTTCAGTTAGGGGCCTATAGTTTAGCCCATGAAAGCATGTACGGAAAGATAGATCAAGTTAAGATATGTATGTGTTCAAGGGATTTTAACTATCAAGAATTTACTTTAGAAGGTCAAGAGTTGAAAGACTACCAAGAAAAATGGTGGGAACGATTTGACAAATATTTAGAAACTATAAAATAATTATTTTAACCAATCTTTAAAGTCATCACCTAAAGTTTCAGTAGCTAATTTATTTTTGTTTTTTAATGAAACTAAAATTCTTTCATCTAAAGTATCTTTACAAATAAGGTCTGTATATAAAACAGTTTTAGTTTGTCCACTTCTATGTGCTCTATCTTCTGATTGTCTTCTAACTTCATAGTTAAAACTATTAGAGAAATAAATAACATTAGTGGCTGCTGTTAAAGTTAAACCAAAACCCCCTGTAGTAGGATTGCCTACAAAAAATCTACACTCATCATCTTCTTGAAATCTTCTCATGGCTTTAGTTCTGGTAACTGAATCAATTGCACCGTAGTTAGCTACAACAGATTTAACTCCATATTTTTCTTTTAAAAATTTTATAATAGATTCAATGTTGTAAATATAGTTTGCCCAAATAATAATCTTTCCTTCAGATTCTTCTATTATATCTGATAAAGCATGTAGTTTAGGATTTTTAAATTCTTTTAAATCACCGTCATTAGTTTTAACAAAACCATTACATACTTGGTGAAGTCTAATTATTTCAGTTAGCTTATTATTGTATGAAACCGTTTCATCTTCTATAATCGCAATAGCAGCTATTCTTAACTGTTCATAGAATTTCTTTTGGTCATCATTCATTTCAATATATCGTTTAGCATATTGTTTAGGAGGTAGATCCAGGCATTCATCTTTAGTTACTCTGTAAGAAAATTTAGATAGTTTTTCTTCTAATTCTTTTATGTGAACATATTTAACAGGTATTTCTGTATACTTACCATTGCCTAGATCAAGCCTATGAGTAATGCAGTACCTATTTCTAAAAGTGTAATAAGAAGAAAACCCTAAATGTTTTTGATCTAAAAAATTACATTGTGTGTAAAGATCTAATGGTGATTTAGTTACAGGAGAACCAGTTAATATTCTTCTGTATTTAGAATAGTCTCCTAATTTAAGAACGTTTCTAGTTCTAATTGCTTTATGGTTTTTTATAGTAGTCGATTCATCTACAATAGATAAATTGTTTTTGTGATTATATAAAAATTCTGTAGCACCTTTAAGACCTCTTGAAGTAGATAAAGCTTCAATATTCATACAAAAGATTTTTAATTTTCCATAAGGATCGTATGATTTTGTCAATTCTTTTGGTTTAGTAATGTTCCAAGAATAAATCTCATAATCTATGTCGGGAGACATGTGTTTTTTAATTTCATCAAACGCCCATACAGTGTAAACTGATTTAGGTGCTAATATTAAAACTCCAGTAATGTTTCTGTTAATTCTTAAAAGTCCTATATTATCAATTGCGACTTTAGTTTTTCCTGTACCCATTTCCATGAAAAACGCATAAGTGTCTTTATCCCAGGATTTTTCAAGACATGTTTTTTGGTGTTCGTATGGTTGTGTTTTAAAGTTAAACAAGTTCAACATAATGCTTGACTTATAATCTGTAATGTTTATATAGTCAACATAATAAAAGGAGGTCATATTTATGAACCTAGAACAACTAACAACGATAAATATAAAAACTGACGAAGTCAAAGAAATATCTGAAGCTTGTAATAAGCTTACTTCCCAGAATCAAAAAGTTGAAACTATTCAGAAGTCTCTTAAAGAGGCTGAAGAAGAGTCTAGACGTTTATCGGAAGAGGTGATACCAACACTTATGCAACAAGCAGGAGTGTCTTCTATTAAATTAGATAACGGTACATCTGTTGAAGTTTCACCTTACTACTATGCGAAAATCTCTGAGGATAAAAAGGCGGAAGCCTTCCAATGGTTGCGTGAGAACGACCATGGAGATCTGATAAAAAATAATGTATCAGTATCGTTTGGTAAGGGGGAAGATTCTAACGCAGTTAATTTAAAATCTGAGTTAGAAGCTAAAGGTCTTGTCGTAGACCAAAAACAAGACGTTCATTGGCAAACTCTTCGAGGATTTGTAAAAGAGCAAATTGAAAAGAATAAAACACTTCCATCGGAAACGTTTGGATTGTATATTGCCAACCGAACTAAAATAAAAACTAACAAATAACAACTAAAAGGTAAAAAATGAAGATACAAGAAAAAACAGAAGTAGCTGTTAAATCTACTGCTGATGTACCAATGGCTGTAGACATGGAACAGTTTGCTGGTGCAGGAGCGGAAAACATCTCGTCAAAAGATGTGTCACTTCCGTTCTTAAAAATACTTACTAATAATTCACCTTATGTAACACAAGGTGATTCTAAATTTATTAGTGAGGCAAGACCTGGACAAGTAATCAACTCAGTTCTAAACAAACTCTATAATGGGTCTGAAGGATTTGACGTTGTACCTTGTTTCTTTAAATTCGAATATGTGGAATGGGCAGACAGAGGTACACAGAATTCTGTTGCACCTGTTAACTCATATCCTGCTGATTCGGATATAATGACTAAGACAACAAGAGGTGATGATCGTAAAGATAGACTTGCTAATGGCAATTATATTGAACCGACTCATTACCACTATGTTATGTTAGTAGGAGACAATGATCAACCTGCTGAAACTGCAGTTATTGTCATGAAAGCCACGCAAGCAAAGAAATCCAAGAAGTGGAATTCTATGATGCTATCCCAAAGAAGAAAGGGTAAAAATGGTATGTTTCAACCACCTACATGGTCTCAAATATATAAATTGAGAACTGTGTTAGAAAAGAACAGTTTAGGTTCTTGGTTTGGTTGGGAAGTAGATCATGTCAAAGATATACCTAATCAAGTTTTAATGGATGGTGCTATGGACTTCTATGAATCTTGTAAAAAAGGTAATGCCAAGGTCAATCTGTCCGAGGATCAGCAAGAACAAACAGGTACGAAAGCTCCTTTTTAATGAGTTCACTAAATTTTTTTAGTAAACTTTTTGGAGGATTAACATCTGCCTACGGAACCTATGAGCTCAACGGAGCTCATAGGGAAGATGGTAAAGCTGAAGGTCGTGCCTTAACTAAAAAAGGTGACGTAACCATAGAATTATTTAGACAACATTTAAATGGACAATTAAGTTTAGGTATTGTTCCTATTATGAAGGACAACCAATGTAAATGGGGTTGTATAGATGTAGATGAGTATGACGGATTTAATCCACTTATTATAATTAAAAAAATTAGAGATTTAAAATTACCTTTGTTTCCATATAGATCTAAGTCTGGTGGACTACATATATTTTTACATATTGATGGAATCATTCCTGCAACTGATATGATTGATAAGTTAACTCAACTTGCAAGTCGTTTAGGTTTAGCTGATTGTGAAATATTTCCAAAACAAAGAACTATAAATGTTGAATTAGGTACAATTGGTAACTGGTTAAACTTGCCCTATCAAAATGCTAAATTTACAACAAGACATGCAATAGATGATAAAGGCCAATCAATTGCTATAGAAGATTTAGAAAAAGCAGTTACACCTTATTTAGTTAAACCAGAAGATTTTTATAAAATTAAAATAGAAGAACTTCATGATGAAGATGAATTATTTAATGACTATCCACCATGTGTACAAAGTTTTATTAAAAATACAGTAGAGCCTGGAGAAGGAAGAAACGATGCTTTGTTTAATGTAGGAGTTCTTATGTTAAAAAAACATGGTAAAGATGGTGCATGGGAAGATGGGTTAGGTGAAGTTAATAAGAATTGGAAAGAAAATGCAATACCTGCTAAAGAATTAAAAGCAACTGTAATTAAAAGTTTAAGTAGTGAAAAGACATATAACTATAGATGTAATACTCCTATTGCTAAAAAGTTTTGTGATCAAGCTGCATGTGTAAAAAGAAAATTAGGTATAGGTAAACATAATTATAGTTTCTCAATAGATAGTTTTCAAAAGATAAGCACCAAACCACCTAAATATATTTTAACAATAGACAAGAAACCTATTAGATTAACAGGGCAACAACTATGTCAGCAACAGTTATTAAAAACAGAATTGTTTGATGCGGATATTGTATGGAAAACAATGGAGAAAGAAGGATTTAATATGTGGTTAACTTTCCTTAAATCTATGCAAACTGAAGTAGAAGGATATGACTTTACAGACGATGACAAAGATGAGTTTGAGTATTTGTTTAGAAACTTTATTGATGATAGCCAACTTGCAGATCATATAACACAAACACAAACTGATTATATTTTTGAAGATGAGGGACATCTATTTTTTAGAGCAGAAGTATTTAAAAAGTTTTTAAAGAAGGATGGAAATAATATGAAACCTTCTGAAGTAAAAGAACTTCTTATTGATAATGGTGCAGAGTACATAAGATCTTACAATGACTACAAAGGAAGACTATGGAAAATACCTAAGCCTAAACAAGAAAACATAAAAGAAAGAAATGTTAAATTTACACAACAGGCAGCTCCATTTGACCCAGATAGCCAATAAAACTTTTAAGATATTTGGTCCTCCAGGAACTGGAAAAACCACTAGACTTATAAAATTAATTGAAAAACATTTAAGATTAGGAATCTTACCTCATGAAATGGTTTATGTTTCTTTTACTAACAAAGCAATTAACGAAGCAGTAACAAGAGTCCTTGCTAAGTTTACACAGTACAAAGAAGATGACTTTGGTAATTTTAGAACTATTCATTCTTTTTGTAAGAAACAATTTTCTACTCCTGTATTAGATCCTAGAGTAGATATGTTAAAGTTCCATACAGATTGGGGAACTATATCAGCTAATTTTTCTGAAGATGATGCAAACAGTAAAGTATTTAATAACTGGTCATTGAGAGTCTATGATAAATCTAGAAACATGTTAACGGATCCAATAGAAGTATATAAAGCGGAACCTATTAAAAAAGTAAGATTAAATCAATTTACAGATATTATTAGAAATTATATTAAATTTAAAAAAGATAATAAAATGGATTTTACAGACATGGTAGAAAAGTATGTAAAAGAAATAGATCCGCCTAAATACAAAGTGTTTATAGTTGATGAAGCTCAAGATCTAACTCCACTGCAATGGCAATTTGTAGATAAAGTTGCAGCTACATCACAGAGAGTTTATTTAGCTGGAGATGACGATCAAGCAATCTATGAATGGAACGGTGCTAAAGTTAGGTGTTTCTTAGACTTTCCAGGGAAGATATTTATATTAAATAAGTCCTATAGATTAAACGAAGTGATTCTTAATTTTTCTAAAGAAATACTTAAATTTATAAGCGAGAGACAAGAAAAAGATTTTACTCCTGCTAAAAAAGGTGAGGGTTATATTGAGACTTATAATAGATTTAATGAAATACCTTTTGAAAGTGTGGGAGGATCTTGGTTTGTTTTAGGCAGAGTAGGAGATAATGTAGAAGAACTAAAGGAATATGCTAGGCAAAAAGGTCTGTATTTTCAAGATATGAGAGGTAACAAATCTTTTAATATGAATAAATGGAATGCTATTGAATACTGGTTTTCTTTAATTAATGGTGATTCCATTACAAAAGAACAGGTGGGAGTTCTATATGAGTTCATAAACGAGATTAAAAAAGGATGGAGAAAGATTGATAACAAGGCCTGGAGTGATATCCACCCAAACCAACCCCTTGATATAGAATTTTTAAAAAGTAATTGTGGGCTACAGGCCACCGGCAAAAATTGGTGGGAAGTATTAAATAGAAAATTTACAACAAGAGACTTGGATTATTTTGAAACTATGATAAAAAATAAGACAAAGTTTAATGATAAAGCAAAAATAATCATAGATACAATACACTCCGTAAAAGGAGGAGAAGCAGATAACGTAGTACTATATGAAAAAACTAATTGGCCATCTAATTTCGCATCTAAAAATGGGAAGGACAAAATGGCCGAGGCGCGTGTTTGGTATACTGGTGTTACGAGGAGTAAGAAATCCCTTCATATCCTCTCTACTAATCATTCATATTTTTTTCCTTTGGGGCGTATTGCATCTTATTTCAGAAGGAAGGTTATAAATGAGTGATAAAGATATGTTTAAAGAAAGTTTTCCACAAGATAGACAAATAGGGGGATCCCACTATAAAAAATTTTTTATTCAACCCTACGAATTTATTTCAAAAAATAATCTTTCGTTCTTTCAAGGATGTGTTGTGAAATATGTTTGTAGATATTTGTTTAAAGGAACTGCAATTCAAGATCTAGACAAGATAATTCATTATTGTGAATTAGAAAAATTAAAACTAAAGGATATGAAAGTTAAAAAATGACAACAGAACTTGTGTTTAACCAAACAGAATCAGATTGGAAAGCTCCAGAAAGTTATCCAGACTTATCTGACAGATCTATTATTGCAGTTGACTTAGAAACCAGAGATCCAAATATTAAAACTAAAGGACCCGGATGGGCAACTAAAGATGGTGAAGTAGTAGGCATAGCTGTAGCTGCAGATGGTTATAAAGGTTAC